AATATTATTGCGGATGGCCGAATTTACCCCTGGTGTCCTAGTAGCCTCCTAGAAGCCTTGTAGTATATATAGGACACCAGGACACCACAAATATAGGTTTTAGAGAGAGCTCCTCCTGGTGTCCCGAATCATATCTACAAAATATGCCATTGAAACCCTAACAAACTTCGTTCCTCATATCCGAGTCATGAATTATTATTTATACGCAGTGTCCGTTTCCGAATTAGCATGACAAGATTTGTGTTTCTCTAAATGGGTTCTCAATTAGCTCCTCCACCGAATGCGTTCAATTATATAGAGTCTAGTCGGGATGAATTTCAGTTATCGCACGACTTAACGGAAATTATTCTGCAATTTCCGTCGACTACTTCCCAATTAACTGCAAGACTTAGTCGGAGTTGTATGAAGATCGACCATTGTGTCATAGAATATAGGCAACAAGTACCTATCAACGCATCTGGAACAGTAATAGTGGAGATTCACGATAAACGAATGACCGACAATGAGTCCTTACAAGCCTCGTGGACGTTTCCGATCAGATGTAACATAGATCTCCACTATTTCTCGTCATCATTCTTCTCTCTCAAAGATCCCATTCCTTGGAAGTTATATTATCGGGTAACAGACTCGAACGTGCATCAGATGACTCATTTCGCTAAATTCAAAGGTAAATTGAAGTTATCGTCGGCGAAACATTCCGTCGATATTCCCTTCCGGGCACCAACAGTCAAAATCCTTACAAAGCAATTTAGCCAAAAGGACGTCGATTTCTGGCACGTTGGGTACGGCAAATGGGAGAGAAGACTGGTCAAATCCGCATCGATGTCAAGATATGGGCTCAGAGGCCCAATTGAATTAAATCCAGGCGAATCTTGGGCCACTAGAAGTGCTCTGGGTACGAGCCCACTAAATGCGGACTTGGATACAACAGATGAGATGCTTCCCTATCGCGAGCTTAACAGGTTGGGTACATCTATATTAGACCCTGGAGAATCGGCGTCAATGGTCGGAATACAACGGTCGCAATCAAACATTACCATGTCAATGGCACAACTGAACGAATTAGTTAGATCCACCGTTCAGGAGTGCATCAAGACCAGTTGTATTCCCTCAACTCCAAAATCCTTAGGATAATATTGTATTTAGGTTTATTGTCACATCATGACGATAATTGGTTAATGAAAATATTGCTGTTCTTCATTTTGGAGAGTGTTCCACTGCGTGGCCATATTTAATAGGATAATTAAACTACGGGTTTAATTAAAAGATCTGGGTAAAAGATTATTGTTTGTAATATATGGCGGTAGGCAACATATTTGATCAATAAAATATTCCTATTTATCCGACATAGTCGAGATCAAACGTTACATATGTCGATGCCTTCGAAGGCATATCCGACATCCAACAATAATAAACTAAAAGAGCGTTCTTGTTTATATTAGCGTAAACGCCGTTACATGAATCGCGTTCAAGATCATTAAACGAGGACCAACAATTGAATCGCCTATTAGATAATGCGGTTGTTCCATGTAGATCAACCATCAACGTGTCTTTCTCGACGGATAATACTCGTTTCAATACGTGGCGAATGTAAAAACGCTCCTTCAATGCCGGGACTATGGCTAAATTACCGTGACTATGGATACGCGCGCCGAATAACTCATCAAAGGAATGTAAGCGTCCAGATGGGTTAACATGTGGTTTACGATCAACCACAACTACCATAGAAAAGACGCCTTCTACCTTTGACGTGGGACCTTCCATGAACGTGTCACCAGGTCCACGTTCAATTTTCAGAGTTCCCTTGTAACGGAGTCGTTGTAACTTTATAAACGACCTTGAACGATTGGGCTCGTGCTTACCAAGACTAGGAAGAGTAATAAACGTGGACATCGCACTATTATGACACAAAACATAATCTGGGCCAAATTGATCCTCATGCAACCGTTGTTTTAACATCTTAGTGTCGGCATGAGGCACAATAGTCGAATTAGTGCGACGCTTATCATCTGACCGAGACAAATAATGTGGACGCTTGAATATTGGACGTCGTGAATATGAACCACGTTGGGTAGTCCCACGAGTACGTCTATAGTTCGCCGAATACATAACGAACAGGTAAATTAAATACTATACCCGATATCAATCGTGTATAAACTAAACAATGTGGCTAAAGCATGTATACGACGTGGAGGCCAATTACACGAAGCACATATAAATAGACAAATAACGTGGTCCTGATCATCTAACAAGACACGTAGTTGAAATGTAATTGGCCACAATAAAGTATAATTCAAATTATTAATATGCGGTACCGAGCGAAGAAGTAATGGGTTAAAGCTGACATTCGTACAGCTTTCTTTAAATGTTCAAAATAAAGACGAGATGCCCACTTTGGCAATTTGAATTAAAGACGAAGTTTCTTACACAGCACAATGTTCACATGGGTCCACCATTGTGTTACAATTAGCAGATATACAAGATACAAACTCCGAATATGATTGGTTGTTTGTGCTGTGTGGTCCCATAAAGAGTAAAGGCGCACGTCAAGATGGGCTGGGCCTTTCATCCTGCACACCGCAGATGGTCCAGGCCCGGGAATAAAGTGGAGGACACCAAAAAAGGGCGGCCATCCGGT